GATCGCGGCAAGACTTACACGCTGCCAGCGGACAAGGTGTTTCACATTCGCGGGTTCGGCGCAGGTGATGGGCTGGGCATGTCGGCGATCAAATACGGCACCAATTCGATGGGGTCGGCCCTGGCGGCGGATACGTCGGCGGGCAAGGTGTTTGCCAACGGTATGATGGTTGCCGGGGTTCTGTCATCGGATCAGACACTGAGTGAGACACAGCGCGCGCAATTGCAGACGTTGCTTTCTGAATTCGTCTCATCCCAGAAAGCCGGGAAAACGTTGGTTCTGGAGGCGGGCCTTGGGTACAACCAAGTCACGCTGAACCCGGACGATGCGCAGCTATTGGAGACGCGCCGTTTTTCGGTTGAGGATGTCTGCCGCTGGTTTGGGATTCCGCCGATTGTAGTTGGGCACGCGGGCGAAGGTCAGACCATGTTCGGCGCGGGGGTCGAGCAGGTTTTACTGCATTGGCAAAAACTGGGCATCAACCCGCTGTATCGCGGGATCGAGGGCCAAATCCGTGCGGATCTGATTGAACCGCACCGCCGCCGCAATCGTTTTTTCAAGTTTGATCGCCAGCACATGCTGACCATGGACAGCAAAGCGCTGGGAGATTTTCTGCTGAAACTGCGGATGGGCGGTTTCATTACCGGTAACGAGGGGCGCAGTTATGTGGGCGTTCCGCAAAGCACAGATCCAGCCGCCGACGATCTGATCGTCAGCCAGTCGATGACGCCCGCTGGGTTGCTTGGAAAGGAAAATGACCAATGACAATTCGTGATTTGCCTGCGGTGGCGATGCCGACAAAAACCGGTGTTCAGACGGATATTGCACAGACTGCTGTCAACAGATGGAACCCCGGCCTGTCGGCCGAGGCCAATGAGGCGGATGACGCGCGGTCGATTTCTATGCTTGATCCGATCGGGGCCAACTGGATGGGCGAGGGGGTGACCGCCAAGCGCGTGGCGGGTGCCCTGCGGAATATGGGCAAGGGGCCGGTCACGGCGCTGATTAACTCGCCGGGTGGTGATTTTTTCGAAGGCCTGGCGATTTACAACCTGCTGCGCGAACATGATGGCGCTGTGACTGTGAAAATTCTGGGCATAGCGGCGTCGGCGGCATCTGCGATTGCGATGGCGGGTGACACAGTGCTGATCGCGCGCGCCGGATTTCTGATGATCCATAACACGCATGTCTGTGCCTGCGGGGATCGCCACGGGCTGCAAGAGGTGGCGGATTGGATGCAGCCGTTTGATGACGCGCTGATTGACATCTATGCGGCGCGCACGGGCAAGGACGCCAAGGCACTGGCCACGATGCTGGATAAGGAAAGCTGGATTTCCGGGAAGGCGGCGATTGATCAAGGTTTCGCGGATGATCTGCTGCCTGCAAATTATGTCGCGGCATCTGAAAATGACAGCGCCAAGGCGCGGGCATCGACGGCGCAAGCGAAAATGGACGTGCTGCTGGCGCGTCTGAACATTCCAAGATCCGAACGGCGGCAGATGGTCGCCGATCTGAAAGGAACCATGCCTGGCGCTGGTTCTGGCGGCACGCCCGGCGCTGCCGAACATGACACGCAGGACGCTGTCATCGCCCAAGGGGCACAAGCCCTGCTGGCCAAACTGTCCTAACGCAAACATAAAAACCGAAAGGTGACTGAGATGACCAAAACGCTGATGAAATCGGCGGCGCTGCCGCATGCCATCATGATGGCGATGCAAGCTGTTCCAAAATCCGTCATGGGGCCGGTGTTGGCCGAGGGCGCGCCGAACGCCGAGGCAATGCTAACGCAACTGACCGCCAAGGTTGATGAGATGAGCGGGCCAATCAAGGCCACTGCCGAAACCGCGCTGGCCGAGGTCAAAGCCCAGGGGAAGCTGACCGAAGAGACCAAAGCGGCGGCGGACAAAGCGATTTCTGATATCACCGCCACGTCAAGGGCCGTCGAAGAACTGAAGGCACTGATTGAAGGGATCGATGGCAAGGTTCTGGATGTATCGCAGAGCGTTGCGGCGGGGCTGGCTGGCAATGGCGGTGCGGGGCAGGTGATGAGCCTGGGCCAAGCGTTTGTCGCCGAAGAGGACAAGATCAAGGCCTTTGTCGCGGGTGGTCTGTCTGGGTCGTTGTCGGTCACCGTTGAAAACGCGATCACGACGGCGGGTGGTTCGGGCGGTGGCCTGATTTCGCATCCAGAGGAAATGGAGCCGGTGCGCATGGCGCGTCGTCGTTTGCGCATCTGGCAGATGCTGACCCAAAGCCGCACTGGCAAAGACTCCGTCCATTATCGCAAGCAGGTGTTGCGCACGAACGCGGCGGCCATGGTTGCGGAAGAGGGCACGATCCCGGCATCGGCCTATGGCTGGGACAAGGCAACGGAACGTGTCAAAAAGCTTGGCCATGTGACCAACATCAGCGAAGAGGCGATGGAGGACGCAGACCAGCTGCAAAGCGAAATCGACAGCGAGCTGCGTTATGGTTTGGATCTGGAGCGTGAGATGCAGATCCTGACCGGTGACGGTGTTGGCGAAAACCTGACTGGCCTGCTGACAGAAGCGACGGCATTTGTGGGAGCAGCGGGCCTGCCGAACGCCACGCCGATTGATCGGCTGCGGCTGGCCATTTTGCAAGTCACCCTGGCCGATTATACCGCCACATCAATCACGCTGAACCCGACGAATTGGGCCGGGATTGATTTGCTGAAAGATACCCAGACCCGGTATGTGTTTGGCAACCCTGTCAACCAGACAACGCCGCGCCTTTGGGGGCTGGATGTTGTTGAAAGCAACAGCATGTCGGTTGGTGAGTGGCTGGTTGGTGATCTGGCGCAGGCCGCGACGTTCTATCGTCGTCGTGATGTCGAGGTTTTGATTTCGTCGGAACATGGCACCAATTTTGTTGAAGACATGCTGACCATGAAAGCGACAGAGCGCGCCGCGCTGGCGATCAAGCGCCCGGCGGCGATGATCACCGGCGACTTTACATTCGCGTAATCTGACCCTGACCCAAAAATGAGGCCGTGCGCGGGATGCCCTGCGCGCGGCCCTTTCCCCTGATCATGAAAGGCCAAGATATGGCGCAAATTTTTCTTGAAATGAAAGGCACCCGGCGCACGGCCATCGGCAATCTGCGTTTTGGGGTGATCTATCGGTTGGACAACCGGGATGCGCGTGTTGACAAAGTCATCAAGGCGCTGACGGACAAGGGCACCAAAGCTCAGCCGAAACGTCCGGCGGCGGTTGTGCTGTCGGAAAAAGACGTTAAGGCACGCCGCGCCGCGACCGAAAGCCTGATCCCCGAACCCGAGGTCGTGAGCGCAACTGACCAGGCATTGCGGTCTGGTGCCGACGCCAAAAAGGTGATCGCGGATCAGAGGAAAGAAATCGCGGCACTGAAAAAGGCGGCGACCACGGCGGCGTCTGAAATTACCGTGCTGACCGAGGGCAAAGCGACGGCGCTGGCGCGTGTCGCTGAGCTGGAGGCGAGCATGGCAGACCTGTCGACCGCATCTGATGCGGCGATGGCGGATGCTGCGGCGCGGATTGCCGAGTTGGAAGCGGCGGCGGGTACGCCATCTGACGAGACCAAGGACTAAGCATGGCCCAGTTCACTGCCGCCGACATCAAGCCGCATCTGGTCATCGCGCCGGATGTGACGGGCGAGGATGGTCTGATCGATGACTATATCGTGGCGGCAGAGGATTGGGTGAAAGAATACCTGCGCCGGGATCTGGACGATGAATTTGGCGCGAGTTGGCCGGAGGGCTGCCGACAGGCCGTTCGGATGATTGTTGCCGATTATTACTACAACAAGGGCGCGGTCATCGTTGGCCCGTCTGTCACGGTGTTGGACACGGTGAAACAGACGCTGTCGGTCTATCGAAACCTTTCCGGCACCTGAGCCGAACAACAGAGGAATTCCCCAATGGCGAAAGAGAAAATTGCAGCCTTCAAGTTTCGCGCGAACGGCAAAAATCCGGGCGACAAGCCGAAAGTCTATAAAGCGGGTGACCCGGTGACCGACCCGGATCACATCAAGCAGGGTGCGGCCATGATGGCCGTGATTGATGCAACGCCGGCAGGCGGGGCCGCTGTTGCAGACAAGGCCAAAGGCTAAGCCATGCGACCGGGGCGAATGCGCGCGCAGGTGACGTTGGAAAAGGCAACCAAAGTGCCGAATGGTCAGGGCGGATTCAACCTGACCTGGGCGGCGCAGTTTGAACGCCGTTGCAGCCTGATTGCCCGATCGCAATCCCCGCATGACAGCCAGGCCATCGGGGGCCGACGTGCAAACAGTGCGGATTACGACCTGGTTGTGCAGCTTGATGAAAAGACAATCACGATCGGTGCTGATTGGCGGGTGAGCCGGGCCGGTCGAATTCTGGCAATTCAGGCGCTGGCAATGCCGGATTATGAGCGCCGGGAGGTGCGCATGGTGGTGCAGGAAGGTCAGCCGACATGAGCCGCATTCGTGGTTGGAAAGGTGCGCGCGGTCGCGCCCGCGCCCGGCCCGGCGTGTTGGATGAAATGGTGCTGGATGGCTTGGCGGCGACGGTGACAGAGGTGCGACAGGACGCGTGGGAGAACATCAATTCGATGGCCACCCGGCGCACGGGCATTTTGCGCCGCAACTATCGCAAGTCGATGAGCAAGGCAAAGATGACTGGGCGTGTTGGCTATATCACCCGCGCGGCCAAACGGAAGGCGTTTTACGCGCGGTTTATTCACGACGGCACACGCTATATTCAGGCGCGCCCGTTTCACGATATTGCTGTTGCCCGCCAAGAGGGCAAACACCGCGCCCGCATGGCGCGCGCGCAGCACCGTGCTGTAAAAAAATGAGTTTTTCCCAGCGGTCCGCCCTGCAATCGGCGGTCTATGGCAGGCTGGTTTCGCAATTGGCTGGTGCAGGTACTGGGCAAAGCGATGTGCCGGTCTTTGATCACGTGCCGTCAAACCCATCGCGTCTGCATATCCGGGTTGAGGGTTGGTTTTACATCCCTAGCGATCGCAAAGGCGGCACGATGGGGCGACATCGGTTTCGGGTGAAGGTTTTTGATGAAAACACCGGGGCCAATACCAGTCGCGGTATGGATGAGGTCACACGCTTGCAGACCATCGTGGTCGCGGCGTTAGAAAATTGGTCGCCGATCACCGGGGCAACGGCGATTGAGCTGCTTGGCAGCGAAGATGCCCCAGATGACGAAACTGGCCTGATCGCATCTGCGGTTTGCCAGTTTTCCACAACCACAATTTAGGAGACCGAGACAATGGGCGTTGGCGTTCAGGGTAAGGAAAAGCTGGTCAAAATCGACATTTCGGGAACGATGACCGAAGTCGATCACCAGGGTGATGCAACATTCAATACGGGCAAGACCGGGAATATTTCGGCGCAGAAAAACAGCAAACTGCCGTTTCAGACCGAAGCGGGTGCGACGGTGACATTCACCATCAAAAAAGAGCGGCCAATGCTGGCGGCGCACACGGCGTTGATCGCGGCGGGCAGCACGGGTGCGATCATCGCGGCGGAATATGCTGATTACACCACCGGCGGCGAAAGCCATTCGGGCGATGTGCAGGTCACGATGGGCGAGGAATCGACCGGGGTTGAGGGCCTGTTGGAGCAGGGCGTCACGCTGTCGTTTGTGGATGATCCGGTTGCGGGTGTGACCGCCTGATGTCTGATCGGGTTTCAGTCAATCTGGGCGGGATCGCATATACCATGCGCCCCGCCTATGACGCCATGCGCGACATCGAGGGGCAAGTTGATCTGACCCTGTCCGAAATCTACGAGCTGCATCTGTTGGGCCGTTTGAAGATTGAGGAAACGGTCGCGATCATCTGGTTCGCGTGTCGCGCGGCGGGCGAAAAATTCGACACAGTCGATGCGGTTGGCCGTGCGGTGTTCGCCGACAAGGTAACATCGCCGTCGATGCGCAAATCCATCGCGGAATTCCTGTTGGCCTGTCTTTACGCGCCGGACGAGGCAAAAAAAAAGCTGGAAGACGAGGTTTTGCCGACACTGGAGCCGACGCAGGGCGAGACTGGCTGATGAGAACGGCGGCCTATGCATCGGTTTATCTGGGCTGGCGTCCGTCTGATTTTTGGGCCGCAACACCACGGGAATTCTGGGCGGTGGCGGAATTGCAGATTGAAAAATCCAAACGAGAGGCCCCCAAGAAATGACCGAGCGTCTGGTTACAGAATACACCGCTGACACATCAGGATTTCGGCGTGGGGCGCGGATCTATGACAAGACGTTGGCGCGGCAGCAGCGGCTGACGAATGACCGGTTGAACCGGATTGACCGGCGGTGGGAAAGATCAAGCCGGGCGATCATGCGCACACAGGTTGCTGTTGGCGCGTTGTCGGCGGGGTTGGGTGTAACCGCTGTGGTGCGCTATGCCGAAAGCTGGCGCAATGTTGAGCGTCGATTGCAGTCTATCGGGGTGACAAGCCAGTCCGCGAAAAAGGATCTGGTGGAACTGGCGATGCGCACCCGGTCTGCCATTGGCGCGACAGCCGAGGCGGTGCAGCGCATGGCCAAGTCGACAGATGGTGATTTTGAACGGGCCGGGCGGCGGGTTGAAACTTTGCAGAAATTGCTGGCAGCGGGCGGGGCGTCGGGGACAGAGCGTGCCAGCGTGTCGTTGCAGTTGGGGCAGGCGTTGAAATCGGGCCGGTTGTCTGGTGATGAATTCCGGTCAGTTTCAGAAAACGCGCCAGTAGAATTTCTGGAAGCCCTGGCGCAGGCCGCCGGGGTTACGCGCAAAGAGTTGAAGGGATTTGCCCAAGAACAGAAGCTGACGACCGATATTGTATTGCAGGCACTGGATCGTTTGGCCGGTGTCGCGGATCGCAATTTCAAATCAATAGCCTTGTCAGGCGAAGAGGCTTTTTCGGTGCTGGAAACCGGGCTGACTGCCTATATCGGCAACATCGACAAGATCCTTGGCGCGACCGCGTCGATCAATGATGTCATGCAATCGTTGGGGCAATACCTGGCCGAAAATTCAGAAGGCGCGCAGACCTTCGCAAAGGCCTTGCAGATTGGTGCGACGGCGGCGTTGGCGTTGGCCGGTGGCAAGGGCGTTGGGGCGGTAATCGCCGGATTGCGCGGTCTGGCAGCGGCGCGCGCGGCGGATGTTCTGGCCGCAGATGCGCAAAGCCGGAAGTCGCAATTGTCCCTGGCGGCGGCGCAGTCAGAGGTGCGTTTGCGCCGCACGAATATTCTGGCAATGACGTCAGAGGGTGCATCCAAAGCGAAGCTGACGCGGCAAAGGCAGCTTTTGGCCAAAGCCGTGCAGGGCGAGGCCGCAGCGAGCCGGGTCGCCATGGTTGCATCAAACGCACATCTGGCTGCCTTGCAGCGCATGACCTTGGCCAGCCGCGTAACGACGGCCACCATAACCGGTTTGAAAAATGTGTTGGCGTTTTTCGGGGGGCCGTTGGGCCTGGCGATGGCCGGGATCGCCCTGGGTGCGACCTATATGGCCAGCATGTCGACGCGCGCCGAGGATTTGACAGAAAGCCTGCAAAGCCTGGAAGGCACGCTGACCCGCACATCAGAGTTGAACACGACGCTGGAGGGGGATTATCGCGATCTGGAGGATGCCAACCAGCGACTGGCTGCTGCGATCAAAGCGGGCGGTGATGCGGCGGTTGTGGCGGCAACGATGGACGTTGGTGCTATCAATAAACGTATTGCGGGCAACGAACATCTGCGCGCCGAATTGGCCAGGGTTGCAGAGGCAGAATTGGCAGAGGCGCGGGGTAAATATGCAAAGCTGACCGCGATGCAACGTGAATATGCCCGCGATGCGCTGGAAGATAGGCTGTCACGTACTGATACCACCAGCGCCGACTTGCCGATCACAGAACGAATGATCGACAGCTTTATCGAGAAACAATTTGAGCTGTCGCTTGCTGTAAAAAAGAGCGGCGAAGATCTTAAGGGCCATCTTTTGGATGTGTTCAACCACGGCAAAGCTTCTGCGGAGGCGGCAATCGAATTGCAGGCGCTGGAAGATCGCATGGCGGCCCTGACGGCAAAAGGTCCGGCCCTGTCTGGCGCACTGGACAGTGGCGCAGCGGCTGCCGCCAACCTTGGCACGCAGGCCAGCACTGCGGCGAGCGGTGTGGCTAAATTGATTTCGCTGATCCCGGCACTGGACCGGGCGGCGCGTGCGAGTGCGGATTTGCAAAGCGCGACCGCTGCCAGGGATTCTGCGATTTCTTCGATTGGTGTTGACCCGCGCCAGGGGGCATCAGAGGCTGCGGACGCCGCGCGTGAGGTGGCGAAAATAAACGAGCTTTATCGTCAGGCGGTGCGGTCTATTACAGGTGTATCAGAGGCGGAAGAACAGCGCGCCGCCGCAGCAGAGCGGGCGAATGAAGCCGCTGCGGAATACGCGAGTGACGCTGCGATCAGCCAGTTGGACGCGCGAGGTCAGGCGCTGGCGCGGGAGGAACAGCGGTATCAGCGCATTGTTCAGCAGCTAAAAGAGGTAAATGCGGAACAGGCGGCGCTGGATCAGGCAGAGCAGGCTTATGATCTGCGCCGTCAACAGATCAACAGCGATTTCGATGCGAGAGGGGGCGGGGCAAGCGCGGGGGGCGTTGGTAAGGCCACCAAAGAGGCAGAGCGCGACTTGGCCGAGGCGCGCGGGCTGTTGTTCGAGAACGGCCAGAAGGCGTTGTTTATCGAGCAAAAGCTGAATGAGGAACGTCAACGGCTGCGCGCGCTTTTGCCGGAACTGATCAGCCTTGGTCTGAGCCGTGCCCAGGCCGAGGGCGTGATTGCAAATGAGTTATCACGCACGACGCGCGAATTGCAGCGGCAGATGACGACCGAAGAACAGCGTCATTACAATTTTGCGCGCAACGTGCTGAGCGATATCAAGTCAGCCGACAATCTGGGCGATGCGGTCAGCCGTATTTCAGACCGGCTTTGGGAATTGGCGCTGGACCCGGTGTTTGAACATTTGGCGCGCAGCTTTGCAAGTTTGGGCGGCGACGGTGGTGGTGGCGGAATTTTGGGGTCAATCCTGGGTTTTCTGTTCAATGCGAGTGGCAATGCGTTTGGGCCGGGCGGTGTGCAGCCCTTTGCCAAGGGTGGCGTTGTCGATCGCCCGACGATGTTTTCCTATGGCGGCGGTAAGCCGGGTGTGATGGGCGAGGCGGGGCCAGAGGCGATTTTGCCCCTGTCGCGCGGATCAGACGGCAAGCTAGGGGTTCACGCCGTCACGCCCACGGTGCCCCAGGGTGGCGCGTCTGGCGGCGGTGGGCGCATGGATGTCAGGTTCGGCGATATCATCATTCAGCCGCAATCCGGCGATCCGCAGGAAATCGGCCAAGAGGTGACAACGCAGTTTTTCGGCATGTTTGAGGGTCTGTTCCGGCAACACATGGCCCGCGAGATGCGCAATGGCGGGGCCTTGGCGCAAACCTTTCAGAAGAAAAACGGGTACTGATGCCAGAAGTATTTGCTCCTGCAAACGGCCCGACCTTAAAGGGGTATCGGTCAAAACATCAGGCGCAGGTGCGGCGCGCCGAGTTTGAGCCGCCTTATAGCCAGCGATCGCGCAAGGGGCCGATATCGGTTGGGCGCACGGTGGCGCTGGTTTTCGAAACCCCGGAAACCGATGCGTACTATATCGTTGGATTCTTTGAGGCGCGCGGCGGGGCGGAGGCGTTCAGCTATCAATTACCATGGGATTCAGCATCGCTGCTTTGGAGCTGTGGTGAATGGGATGTGGTTCAAATCGGCACAATAGCAGGCGAGGCAATGATGCGGGTCACGGCAAGTTTTAAGCGCGAGTTTGATTTGATTTGATGGTTGATCTGGTAGACGCAATCGCACGGGAATTGCACCAGTTTTCGACCGATGACGAGATCGAGTTGATCACGGTCAACGCGACCAAGATCGGTGGCAGTGTATTGTCATTTGCTGCTGCCCCGGTTCTGGATGGAGCTGGTGACCCGATTGCGCCGGTTTTCGGCGGGGTGACCTATCAGGTGGTGCCGTTTGAAAGTGAAGGCTGGGACCATACGTCTGCGGGCACGCTGCCCCAGCCGATCATCCGTTTCAAGATCGCGCGCGAAGACAATGACCAGGGCAGCACGGCGGCGGTGCTTTTGGCGATGTCGGCCCAATTGGACCATTTTCTGGGGGCCAAGGTGCTGCGTCTGCGCACGATGCGGCAATTCCTGGATGACGGGGCCACGCCAGATCCGCAGGCCCATATGGGGCTGGAGGTCTATGATGTGACCCGGCGATCTTTGGAGGATCCAGATCAGATTGAATACCAGCTGCAATCGGCATTGGATATTGAAGATGTGGTGTTGCCCGGTCAGGTGCTGAATTTCTGTCGGGCCGTCTATCGCGTTTACGTTCCCGGTGCCGGATTTGATTATTTGGATGCGACCTGTCCCTATGTCGATGAGGTCAATCTGTTCACAGCGGTGGACGAGGCGACGGCGGATTTCGCGCTGGATCGGTGCAGCCATCAACTGTCGGGCTGCAAGGCACGCTTTGGTGATAATGCAATTCTGCCGTTCGAGGGTTGGCCGGCTGTTGGAAAGTTCCGGGCATGAGTGCGGTGCATTACCCCGACTTCTTTCGCCGTCCGGCAGGGCCGTTCACGGCGGCGGTTTTGGCGGGTGCCAAACAGTGGGCGGCGGATTTCCCAACGGTTGAGGTTTGCGGGTTGGTGCGCGATGGCGCGTTCGTGCCTTGCGAAAACGTCGCCGCGCATCCAGAGCGCGAATTTGAAATCCCGACGGCTGAACTGGCAGAGGCCTACGGCGCAGGTGATTTGCAGGGGGTGATCCATTCGCACCCAGGTGGGCCGTGGTGGCCGTCAAAGGCAGACACTGCATCGCAGATTGAAATGGATGTGCCTTGGGCCATTCTGGTGCCCGGAGAGGGCAGCGCCGCGTTGGCCTGCCATTGGGGCCTGCCGCGCCCGCCGCTGTTTCATGACGGGCAGCATGTTCCGCGTGATTTCATCCATTACGCCAGCGACTGCTATGCGTTGTTGCAAGATTATTATGGCGCGCTGGGGTGGAAATTGCAGGACATGCCGCGTTGCTGGGAGTGGTGGAAAGACCCGGATCAGCACGGCAGCCTGTATTTGGATAATCTGGAAAGCCAGGGCTTTGAGGTCGTAACAACAGATCCCTCTGAAATTCCGGCGCTGGTTCAACCGCACGACGCCTATTTGCTGGCGATCAGATCAAAGGTTCCGAACCACGGCGGGGTCTATCTGGGTGACGGGCTTGTGCTGGAACATCTGCATGGGCGGCTTTCCAGCCGACAGCCGCTGGCCCGCATCCAAAAACACATTACCCACCTGGTGCGATGGAAGGGCTTGTTATGATCAGGACAATTCATCTGCATGGCGCGCTTGGGAAAAAATACGGCCGAAAAATCCGCATGGATGTGGCCAGCCCAGCCGAGGCAGTGCGCGCGTTGTCTTTGCAGATCAAAGGGTTCGCGGCCTATGTTGAGAAACGCTATTATCAGGTTTTTCGCGGCACACGCCGGGATGGCGTCGATGTTGGGCCGCGTGGGTTGCATTTGCGCCTTGGCGACGATCTGACAGAAATCCACATCGTTCCACGTGCCGCAGGGGCCAAAAATGACGGGCTTGGCAAGATCCTGTTGGGCGGTTTGTTGATCGCGGCATCTTTCGTCATTCCGGGGGCCTGGGCGATTGGCGGCAAAGCGGTCGCCGGGATATTGGGGCAGGCGGGTCTGGCGATGGCGCTGGGGGGCGTTTCCAGCCTTTTGGCGCAGCAAGCTGATAAGGGCGGGACGGACGAGGACCAGGCCAAATCCGATCTTTTCGGCGCGCCGGTCAATCTGACTTCGCCGGGGTCGCCCTGGCCAATTGTTGTTGGCCGGTGCGAGGTGGCATCGGTGATGACGAGTTCTGCAATCCATGTTGAGGATCGCGCGCCGTCATGACCAAATTTGACAGAATTCCAGTTGCCAAAGGCCAAAAGGGCGCTGGCAAGGGTGGTGGTTCCGGCAGCACCCCCAACGTCAGCGCGGACACATTGCTGACCAATTCGACCTGGTATTTCACCGATCTGATCAGTGAGGGCGAGATTGAAGGTTGGGCCGATCCTGATTTCCCGGCGAAGTGCATTTTCTTTGACGGTGTGCCGCTGCAAAATGAAGACGGGAGTTTCAATTTCGATGGCGTGCAATATTGGCTGCGCACGGGAACGCCCGATCAAGACCCGGTACCGGGCTTTGCCGCGGTAAAAGCCGAACAGCCGATCGGGGCCAAAGTTGAACAGGCTATACCGGTGACGCAGACGGTGACCAGTGCAGATGTCGATGCGGTCAGCGTCAAGGTCGGAACCAGCATTTTGCAGAGGGTTGAAGAAGACTCGGGCGATGTTTTGCGCGCCTGGTGTTCCTACCGTATCGATATGCAAGTTGACGGCGGTGGTTGGACCGAGGTCTTGGCGGACGCGATGCACGGCAAAACTACGTCGGGCTACCAGCGGGCGCATCGCATAGAATTGCCAGCGGTGCGCCCGGTCAACATTCGCCTGGTGCGGGTGAGTGCCGACAGTGAAAGCGAATACTTGCAGAACGATCTGTATTTCGTTTCGCTGACAGAAATCATCGACGCCAAGCTCCGCTATCCAAATGCGGCCTATGTCGCCATGGCGGTGCCGTCCAAGGTCGTCAACGGTCGGATCCCGACGCGCACCTATTTGGTCGATGGCATGCGGTGTTGGGTGCCGTCAAACTATGACCCCGTTGCACGTAGCTATGATGAAACGTCGCCGTGGGATGGCACATTCGTCAAGGCATTCACCACCAATCCGGCGTTCTTTTCCTACACGCTTTATGTCGACAATCGTTGGGGGTTGGGGCGGCGTATTCCGGCGGAATTGGTGGACAAGTGGTCTGTCTATGAAATCGGCAAATACTGCGATGGCATCGTGGACGGCGCGCCGCGCTTTACGATCAACGGTGTCATTAACAGCCGCGAAAGTGCGTATTCTTGGGTGACGCGCCTGTCAGGCGTTTGGCGCGGTGCCACCTATTGGGGCGCTGGTGCCGTAGTGCCAATTCAGGATGCCCCCGCGGATCCCGTGAAGCTGGTGACCAATGCCAACGTCAAAGACGGGGCGTTTAGCTATTCCGGCACCGCACTTGGCGCGCGCAAGACCGCTGCCGTGATTTCCTATCGCGACAAATCCGACCGCTACAAACTGAAACCTGGCGCAGTGCATGAGGACGTCGCCGGAATTCAACGGAATGGCCGCCGCGAAATGCAGTTATCCCTGCCATTCTGCGATAACCGTGCCGAGGCGTTGCGCGCTGGCGTCTGGGCCGTGGATACCAATCTGACGGCGACCGAGACGGTAAGCTATTGGGCGGGTCTGGATCACGCGGGTATTCGACCGGGCAACGTGGTAATGATATCCGACAAGCACAAAATTCAGTTACGCGTTGGTGGTCGGATTGCCGGGATTTCGCCTGACCGATTAACAGTAACATTGGACGCGCCGGTCGATATTCTGGATGGCGAAACCTATCAGCTTTTGGCCACATCGGATGTTGGCGGTATCGTGGAAAATGATGTCAGCATGTCGGCGCAGTCAGGCACGCTGACGGTCACCCTGGCAAGCGCTTTAACGACCGATGTATTGGTCGGCGCGGTCTTTGCCTTGACGGCCAGCGGCATTGCGCCAACCCAGTGGCGGGTTCTATCGAATACCGAGGAAGACCAATTCTTCAAAATCGTGGCGTTGCAGTATGACCCAGAGAAATATGATCGGGTAGAGCAGGGGATCCTGGCAACCGATCCGATTTCGCATATTCTGCCCTCTGGCGCAGGCCCGTCTGCACCTGCGCCGGTATCCCTGGCACCATATCTCAAGGCGGATCCGGGTTCGATTTCCAAGTTGCGCCTGTTGGCAAGTTGGCCGCCGGTGGCGGATCCGTTTGTTGTCAGATACCGGGTCAGCCTACAGCCGCCTGATGGCGCATATGCTGTTGTCAGCGAAACGTCCGAGGCAAGCCTGGAGATCACGCCGGAACGGGATGACCATGGGCAGTATTCGGTCAAGGTCGAAGCCCTGACAGCACTTGGCGAGGTTTCACCAGCAGGCACCGCGCAGGCAAGCTGGAATGGCGAGATGGCCGCATTGGCTGCACCCGAGAATTGGACCGGGGCGGCAGGGTTTGACGGTATTTTCCTAACGGGTGACACGCACTCTGCGCCTGATTTCAAGGCGTTTCGCATTTACGGCGCGACGGCCAGCAGCACAACGTTGGTCTGGCTGGATGATTGCACCGCCACGACGTATTCGCGGCGGGTTCCGGTGGGTGATTTGCTCACGCGCTACAAGGTTACAGCGGTCAACTACAACAACGACGAAAGCGAAGCGACGGATTTCATTGATGTTGTGCCCGGCGGTGTCGACACCAACGACCTGACTGCCGCCGCCTGGGACGCGATTTCAGCCGATGCGACAGGGATCGCAAGTACCATTCTGAATGACTTTCAGACTGATACCTTCACCCCGGCGGTTGGTGGTCTGAACGCCAATATCGAGCAGCTGTCGGCGGGTCAGCGTAGCGCAGAACGGGCAGCTGATCAGATCAGCGAAAATGTCCTTTGGTCGTTGTTGAACGTACAGCGAACGGAAAGCCTGATCCGCGATGCTGGTATCTATGTAGACCAGGTCGATGGAAATATTCGGATCGCCGGGATTGAGCAGGCCGAGGGTAAGATCAGCGAAGTCGAGATTAATCTGAATGCGCAATCTGCTGCCATCAATCTGCGCGCGACCTATGCCGAGGTGGAAAGCATCGTCGCAGCGGCGGCGCTGGACCCAAGTGCGTTGCCGGTGTTCACCGACTTGCAACTGCGCATGTCGACGGCTGAAATCGACATTGATGCGCTTGAGGGCGCAATCACTCTGAAAGCTGACACCACCACGGTCAGCGGGATCGACGCGCGGCTGGTCACGGCAGAGGCCGACATCGACTCGCTTGGCGCGGCGATAGCCCTGACGGTCAACACGTCGGAATTCACCGGGGTTGAAACGCGGCTGCAATCCGCAGAGGTGACGATATCGGCGTTGGATGTTCCGGCAATCACCCAGTCGGTCGCAGATACGCGGTATCTGCACAATCAGGTCGATTTGGCAGAGGTCAGCACTCTGGAAGGCCTGCTGGAGCTTTATCAAACCCGCCAGGCTTTGCGCGCGGATCTGGCGTTTGCCAGTCAGGATTTGCGGGCGCTGGTGGATGAAGACCGCAGTGCGATCGCCCAGTTGTCCATTGCCCTGGGCGCATCGATCGACGGGAATGCCGCATTGATCCAGGCGGAACAGCTGGCGCGCGTCGATGCTGATGGCGCGCTGGCATCTGATATCACCAGCTTGCAGGCCGGGGCAGGGACGCTTGCAGGCGACATCAGC